CGTCCGCGAGCTGGGGCCCGGCAACCGCGACGGCCGCGAGCTGCGGCGCCGCGAGGGTAAAGTCGGTGAGGAGCGCGCGATCGAACCCCGCGGGCAGCACGAGGACGACCCCGTCCAGGACGACCGCCACCAGGAGGTCGCCGACGGTCAGGACGTGGGCCTGCACCAGCGCCGGCGCCTCGAGGTTGGCGGCGACCAGGAGGTCCGCCGGCGCGAGCTGGTTCGCCTGGGTGAGGGCAACCCCGTCGAGGACGGTCGCGACCGCGAGCGCCGCCACCTCGAGGAGCGTCCCGGTCGTCACCGTCACCGGCTCGAGCGTGACGGCCACCGCCAGGTCCTCGACCGCGAGCTGGTTCGCCTGGGTCAGCGCGGGCGCGTCGAGCGTGGCGGCGACGGTGAGGTCCGCCGGCGCCAGCTCGCCCGCGACCTGCAGCGTGACGTCCTCGATCCCCGCGGCGACCAGGAGGTCCGCCACGGTGAGCTGGCCGGCTTGGGTGAGCGCGATCGTGTCGAGCGTCCCCGCCACCGCCAGGGAGGCGACGGCCAGGACGTGCGCCTGGGTGAGACCCACCGCCTCGAGCGTGGCGGCGACGTCGAGACCGGCCACGTCCAGGACGTTGGCCTGGGTGAGGGCGGGCGCGTCCAGCGCGGCCGCGACCGCGAGGTCCGCGACGGCGAGCTGGTTCGCCTGGGTGAGGGCGATCGCGTCGAGCGCAGCCGCGACCGCCAGATCCTCGACCACGAGCTGCACGGCCCCGCCCGCCGTGACCCGGACCACCACCCGGCGGGCCGGACGGAACTCGCCGAGTATCACCCCAGACGGGGACAGTGGGCCGCCGGTGACGCTCAGAGTCCGGCCGGCACCGCCATGGTCGTACACGTCGGGCGAACCATCCATCCACCAATCCCCGACGAGCGACGCGCGCTGCATCGCTCGCAGCGCATACCGCTCGACACGCACCTGGCTGGCGGAGATATCGGCCGCCCACATGCGCCACCGCGCAAACCAGCCATCAAAGGGGCTGGTCGGCGCGTTGTAGCGCGCGCCGAGTCGCAAGAGAGGATTTGAGCCGCTGGCGTACGTAACGGTGCGTGAGGCATCGGGCACGACATTGCCATCGAGATAGACGCTGCTGGTCCCAGTACCCAGGGGCACCCGGAACCATAGGTAATACCATCGATCGAGGGCGAGGGTGGAGCCCGCCGTGACCCCCTCGGTGTTGTAGTCGCGGAGACTCAGTTGACCAGTCGTGTTGATCTGCAACGCGGCCCCAGTGAAGGCTCGGGACAGCCCCGCAATCATGGCATAGCCAGATGCAGGATAGCTGGCAATCCGCACCCAGCCAGCCAACACCGTCGCGGTGTTGTTCGCCTGTACTGCCGTGCGGCTCAGATATTGGGTAGAAGCCGCGATGAGCCGGAGACTACGGGCAGTCACCGGCCACCGGGGACGGACGGACGGCGGGGTGAGGATCAACACGGCCTACCCCTACTGGATCTCGTCCACGATCGGATCGAAGACCACGTGGCACTCGACATCGTCCGAGTGCACGGCGGCCCCCGCCTGGTTCACCACGACGAGCGTCCCGTAGCGTTCCTTGGGATAGAAGCCCCCCACGAGGCCGACCTGTACGGTCGTCGTGGCTTGCGCCGTCACAACCATCGTCCCGACGGGATCGAGCTGCTTGAGCGAGGCGTCGAGGTTGGACGAGTAGCCGGCGTAGGCGGCATCGCTCCCGCTCACGCCGCCGGGGTTCCCGTTCGCCGCCGTGGCGTCGGGACTCCACGCGATGTAAAACTCGACAATGTCGCCCGCCACGGGCGTCGCCGCGAACTCGATGGCCGCGATGATGTGGTAGTAGCCCGCCCGCGTCGCCCCGAGGTCGAACTTGGCCGACTGGCGCGCGGCGTTGTCGGCCACCGAGGCGAGCGACAACTGCACGTCGGTCGGCGTTCCCTGTTCGAGGCTTGACCCGGCCGCCGGGGAGAAATCCCCCGCGTGATCCGCGAAGGAAAGCTGGGTTCCGGTTTTCAGCAGGACCTCGTTAGCCACGGGACTAACCCTCCTCTCGCAGCGCGCGCGCTACGTCCAGGTGACTCACGGGTTGCCCGAGTACCTGCTCGGCGCGGCTGCCGTCTCGCGTGGCCAAGCCCACGAGCGCCGCGCGCGTCGCCGTCCCGGCCCCGAACGCATCCACGAACGCCTGCCGCACGTTCACGTCCGATACGTCGACCTGCCCGGCCGAGATGATGAGTTGGAGACTCTGTTTCTGCGCGGCCGTGAGCGCCGCCCAGTCTCCGGGCACGATGGCGTTGACGATCCGGTACGCCTCGATGACGCCCCGGTTCACGCGGATGGCGGCGTTCGGCGCGTTGAGGAGATCGGCCAGCCCGGCCGTGTGGCCTGACGCGACCAGGGCCGCGTAGCCCAGCCCCGCCGGGTCGGTCGTCAGCTCCGTCTTAAGCGCGGTCAGGTCCATGTCAACCCCCCGCCGGCGCCGGGAACACCCGTTGCGCCCGCCATCAGCTACTCCGCTCCGTGAGCCAGCGCGTGTAGGCCTCCTGACAGATGCGTTGGCCCTCAGAGGTCAGCCGCTCATAGCCGAGGATCCCACTGGCCCCGTTCCACAGCAGGCCGATCGCGCAGAATTGTTGCGTGCCCCCGGGAGGCACGTCCACGATGGCAGGACGGATATAGAGTCCCGCCAGTTGGTTGATGATGCTGGTATCGGCCTGGACGCTATCGGGACGATTGGGTGGGAGTGGAGTCACGGTGAAGCTGAACACCGATGAGGCAGTCCAGGAACTCGTCAGGCCGAGGGTGTCCCGCGTCCGCACTTCCGCGACGAGATTCCCGATGGTAACCCCGAGCGGTGGCGTCACAAGACGCAGGGTATCCACTCGCTGCCCAGCGGGCGTCGTGCCCGTGGCGAGGATCGCGCTCGCCCCTTGGCGGAGCCGCGTGTCATAGCCGGCGATGGGTGCCTGCCGCTGGCCCACCGTGGCCGGCGCCCACCGGATCACGATCCGCACGGAGTCCCCCGCCTGGAGGACGGAGGCCGTGACGCCGTGTGGCGGACCGTTGTCCCCGCTTGCCGAGGGACAGGCCGTGAGGGCGAGACAGAGTCCGAGTAAGAGGAGTCCCTTCATACCACACCTCCGGGGTTGTCGTGACTTGTCGTTCACTTCGGCACGTTCCGCAGGAGGTCCGCGAGGGCCACGAAGATCCGGACGAGGAAGTTCTCGCTCGCGTGCGCCGCCTCGCCGCTCATGGTGAACGACGCCGCGATCGCGATCATCAGCCCGACGATCGCGAACGGCGTCCCGTAGAGCAGAAACGTCATGTTCGGCTGCTGTTGGAGCACGAACACCGGCACCAGGGCAAACCCGGCCCCGATGACGATGAACAGGAGCCCGAGCAGGATCATCCAGACCCCGTGCCCGAGGGACCTCGACTTCTCCTCTGCCTTCGCCTTCGGCATGTCCGGGTCGAGCGCCAACAGCGCCGCCGTGGTCTGATTTGGGTCGAGCATCAGTCCGTCTCCCTTCATGGCGTGCCTCGTTTGGGCGTGGGGAGGACGCCCCACACGTCCAGCCAGAGCTTGCCGAACTCGATCCACGGCCCCGGGTCCGGCTTGGGATCGTCCCGCACCCAGGGCCCGGACACGTGCTCGTGACCGAGCACGTAGCCGATCGACGGGAACCGCTCGGCCCAGTCCCGGCAACACCAGGCGAGGGCGCGGAGCTGGGCCGGCGGGAACGGACAGTCACGCCCGCGGAGCTCCCGGACGAGCGTCGCCAAGGTGTGACTGCCGGCCACCAGGAGCTCGACGCCGAGCGTGCGGCGGTTGAGTCCGCTCGTCGTGCCGTGGCGGCTGTGCCCGGCGTGCCAGGCGATCCGGTCGTCCGGGACCGCCTGGACGATCGCGCCGGCCGGGTCGATCAGCCGGTGCGCCGCGAACCCCGTGGCCTGGAGGTGCTCCCACGCCGGCACGCCGTTGACGAGCTCGCCCATCGCGTGCACGATGACACCGTCCGGCGCCGTCAGAATCCCCCGGTCCGGGTGCTCGAGGAGGCGGACAGTCAGCGGCGGCGTCATCGATCGCCCTCCTTCGCCGAGGGTGTATAGCGGTCGTGGCGGTCGAGGAGCACGGCGATATCGCGGCCGTGCCCGTCCAGGATGGCGAAGATGCGGGCCCGCTCCCGGCGTGCGTCCTCGTTGTCACGGCCGCGCGCATCCTGTTCTCGGTGCAGCCGGTCGTGCACCTCCCGATCCCGCCGGCGGAGATCGTTCCACGCCCCCGCAATGAGGAGCGTCACGACGCCGAGCAGGGCGCTCGCGATCCAGAGGACCACGTCGGGCTGGTTGCCGGACGCCCCGCTCCCCTGAGCGGCGGCCGCGCGGACCGTCGCGCCCACGGCGGCGGCGGCGACGCCGGCGGCCACGGCGAGCGGGAGGGCGGGCTGGATCATCGCGTCCCCGGCACGCCGACGCCGAGCCCGGCCCGGTGCAGTGCGGCCCGGCACCCATCACACGCCCACAGGGGGGCGGTCGGCGCCCGCCGGCCGCGCGTGGGGACGCGGGCCCGGGCGGCCGCGGGGAGGCCCTCGAGGGCGACGATCATGTCGGCCGCGCGGAGGTGGCCGCAGCAGGGCGCCCGCACCGGGCGGGCGGGTGGCGTGATGCCGTGCGCCGCCGCGTACGTGGTCATGCGGCCTCCACCGGGACGAACAGGACGCCGTCTTCGTCGTTCGGAGTGGCGCTTTCCACGCTGTCGGTCGCCGTCGTATAGGTCGCCCCGGCGGCGGCGTCGGCGTCGGTCGCGAGGTTGAAGCCGTGGACCGCGAGCGACGTCTCGCCGGTCCCCGTCGCCGTCACCGCCTTGATCCGGACGCGCACCTTGCTGCTGCTGTCGAGCCCCGACACGTTGACGGTCCGCTGTTCGTGGCTCCACGTGGCGACCTCGTCCCCGGGATCCAGGACGAACCACTCCTCCTGGGCGACGGCGTACGCCTTCGTCGCCCGCTCCACCCAATCCCCGCCGGCCCCGCTCTCGGACGTGTCGATGGCCACCGTGATGGTCAGGCTCGTCCGCCCCCCACCCTCGAGGGCATGGGCCCGGAGCTCGACGCTGTAGTGGACCACGTACGCGGCGTCGTTCGCGGGCGCATCGGCGAGCGTGAGTTCCGTCGCCTCCCCGAGCGCGTCCAGCAGGTTGGTCGTGGGGAAGTCGTCGTCGCGGGCCGTGATGACCCCGGGGGCGACGTTCTGGGCAACCACATCGAACCCCGTCGTCGAGACGTTGGTGGCATGGACGCGGAGGATGCGCTCCCCCGTCCAGCTATCGTCGAACGTCCGGACCTTGAGCGCCGCCAGGAGCAGGACGGGGGCGTTCTGGTACGCCTGCCCGAACACCCGACTGTCCCCGTCTCGGCCGAACAACGACTCCTCGACATGCCGTGCGAGCGCCGAGATGAGCGGGCCGTCGTAGATCCGGACGTCGCTGGCCAGGTGGCCGTCCGCCTCGCCTTGGGGGGCGTACTTGCCGTCGTCGTAGATGGTGGCCCGCCGGATCCGGAGGAGGTCGTCGTCGCCAATGGACGGCGGCTCGCCCTCCCACTCGTCGACGCCGACGAACGACACCCGGACCCAGGCGGTGGGTGGGCCCGTCTCCCAGCCGTCGCGGATGTGCGCGGCCTGATACCAGTAGGCGCCCCCATCTGAGGGCAACGGATCCTGATAGGTCCGCTGGGTCCCGGGCACGATCGCCACCACGACGGCGTCGGTCAGCTCGAGCTCCGTGATGGCCGGGCCGCTCCCGGGCGTGTTCGTGAGCTCGAGCCGCCAGTAGCGGTGCGTCCCCGCCGCCGGCCAGCTCGCCCGGTTCCAGCCGGCCAGATTCGGGGGGAAGCCCGTCAGCACGGTGACCCAATCGACGCCGTTGTCCGACCACTGGAGGTCGTAGAACCCGCCATAGGTGTCGGCGTCGAGATAGAGGCCGAGGTCCGTCATCGCCCGGGCCCCCGCGGCGCCGAGGTCGATCGTCAAGGTCGCGCCACTGCTGGCGGCGTCGGTGTCCCACGCCGTGGCATCCGTCGCCCCGTCCACGGCGGCGTCGGCGTCGAAGCTGCCGAGTCCGCTCCCAGTGAGCATCGCGGCCAGGAGGCCGGGCGAGCCGCCCGCATCGGGGGACCGGCGGATCTGGATCGCGAACGCCGGATCTCCGGCCACGAGCCGGAGAACGGCCACGACGCCCGTGACGTCGTCCGTCGGCTCCTCATCGGGGACGACCGGTTCGTCGGTCGGGCGCGGCGGAATGAGGGTGGCGGTCGCCCGCAAGGGCCCCATCGCCGGCGCCGGGAGCGCCGCCCCCGGCGTGGCGGTGTCCGTGATCTCCGTGGAGACGCCGCCGAAGCCATCCCGGTGCCGGACCCCGAACGTGCGCTGCTGCCCCGTGGCGAGCCCGTGGAACGTGTGCTGCGTCGATCCCGCGGGCAGCGTGACCTGGGGCGTCGTGTCGAGCGAGTACTCGACGGCGTACGCCGGTTCCTCGAGCGTCGCCTCCACCAGCACCGACCGCCCGAACGCCGTCGCGGTCACGGCGGAGGGGGGCGTGAGCGCCTCCGTCGTCACGTCGTCCACCGCCGACCACCCGGACCGGACGCGCGTCGGCGCGGTCGCCCGGGCCCGGACCGAGATGAGCGTCCCGGAGGGTCGGTTCCCGACCACGATCGTCTCGTTCGCGACGTCGGTCCGGACCGTGATCCAGTCTTCGGCCGCCGGTGCGGAGCCGTGCGCCACCTCCACGATCGCGGTCGCGCCCGCGGGGACGTCGCTCACGGTGATGTCGACCCGGTGTTTCGGGGTCGCCGTGTTCTGCGCGACCGCGACCGTCGGCGTGGCGAGCGGCTGCGCCTTGGGGCCCGCGTCGAGGTACAGGTACACGTACGTCGCGCGCTCGGCGTCGTAGACGCGCCGCCGCTCGAGCACGTGCACGATCCGGAGCCCGGACCGGGCGCCGGTCTCGGGGTTGGGCCCGTGCAGGTCGTCCTGGTTGAGGATGACGAGATCGCCGGGCACGGGCGCGTCGGCCACCACGGGCCCGACGAGCTCGCCCACTTGCGGCCCGTCCTGGAAGCGGTCAAAGGTGTCGGTCTTGAGCCCGGCGAACACGCCCTCGACGTCGACGTCCCGGAAGACCGCGTCGGTGGGCTCGAAGATGGCCTCCCGCAGCCCCAGGTCCTCGACCGTGTCGGCCTCGACGCGCCGCTCCCAGGCGATCGAGGCCAGGGGCAGCGGGAAGTCGTACACCGTGAGGCGCGTGCGGGCCTTGAGGACGACCGCGGTGATCGCCTCCCCGCCCGGGTTGCGCCACGTGGGCCCGCTGAGGACGGTCCCCGCATGGAACTCGTACAGCGTGTCGGGGTCGATCGCCGCCGGCGGCCGCAGGGACCGCGGCGCGATCCGGCCGATCGCGTCCACGAACGGGACCAGGGTGAACGGTCGGCAGAGCTGCGCCTCGATCCACCGGTCGCGGACTTGGGGTCCCTGGATCCGCCACCAGGGCGCCGGGTAGCTGTCCGCGGCCAGGGCAGTGAACGCCGCGGGATCGTAGCGTTGGGTCGGGCTACCGTGGAGCCCTTGCAGGATCTCCTCCCAGACGTCCCCCGGGCGGAGACCGGTGTCCCGGCTGCCGAGCAGGTACGGGGTCGCCGCGGTCGTGGGAATCCCGCCCGGCCAATAGAGCCGGCCCGTGACCCGATCCCCGACGTCGAGGCCGTGCCCCGGCCAGTACACCCAGACGCTCATCCAACTCGGCTCGGCGGAGGCCATGAGCGGCCCCAGGCGGTCCTTGTTGATGAAGCCGAACGTGCCCGCGGGCCCGGTGACGCCCGGGATGAGGTCGAACCCATTGACCAGGCGGTCGACGCCGCCCGTGCGGAACCGCAGCTCGCGGAACGCCCCACTCGTCGGCGTCATGTCCTCGAGGTAGTCGTTCCGCAGGACCTCCACCATGGTCGAGGACACCCGCACCAGGCCGTCCGGCTGGGCGAACTGCACGTGATCCGTCGTCACCAGGACGACCCGGTACGTCCGCTCGCCGGCGGCGCTCCGTCCCATCCAGGCGCTCGTCGCGCCGGGCGGGTCGAGCTGCCAGCTCATCGTCCGTTCGAACAAGAGCGTCCGCCGCTCAATCCACCGCTCGTCCGAGCACTCGAGCTGGTAGCGACCCTCCGGCCCCGTCTGCAGGTTCGAGCAGCGGCGCGTGTCCACGGTGGCAAAGGCGCCGCCGTCCGTGGCTAGGCGGAGCTCGAGGATCCGGCCGAGCATGGTCAGACGGCCACTCACGGCGAGTGCGGCCGTGAAGTCGCCGTCGACGTCCAGGATCTCGATCCAGTAGGGGGTGTTCTCGGTGCGGCCCTCCGTCGGGCGGACCGTCTGCCCGCCGAACGTGGGGACGCCGACGAACCGGCCATGCGCGATCGTGAACTCGACGGTGCCGTCCGTCGGTGTCTCGGTGCCCCGCGCATGGATCCGGAGCTCGAGCGTACGGGCCGCGCGGGTGACGGTCATGCGGCGCCCGGGATCCGTGCGAGGAGTCGGTCGAAGTCGTGCCCCGTGCCGCGCTTGGCGATCAGTCCTCCGAACGCGATGTCCGCGCCGGCAGAGGATCCCAGCGACCCTAGATGGAGGACGTCGTCGGACCAGGCGGGCGCGAAGGGGATGGCCGTCCCAGGACCGCTATCACTGACCACCGCGCCGCCGTTCTTCCGGCCGTGGAGATGCACGGATCCGTCGGCAAAGAGTTCCAGCATCAACTCGATTAGGTCACCCGGGGTCGGGGTGAGCGCAATCGTGGAGTTGCTTTCGCCGAGCGCCGTCGCGTGACCCGCGAGGTACGTACTCGCGCCGCTCGGCTTGGCGATCAGGAGGAGCGGGCTCGATCCCGCGGCGGCGCCGATCTGCCAGAGGCGGGGGCTCAGATCGCCGGCGGCCACCCAGGGCGGCGCGGCGCGCTCGACGAACCGGGTCGCATAGCTCGCGGCCATCGGCCCGTGCGGATAATCGACCGACCACTGGTCAGCATTGCGGGTGTCGAGGCTCGGGCCCTGATAACTCGCCGGGAAACTCGCGTCCCACGCGTTGAACCCGAAGATGTACAGGGATCCCGTCGCAGCCCCCGACACGCCCGCCGGGAAGATCCGGAGGACGTTCGTCTCGCCATCGTCAATACCGCTCGGCGCGAACGCGATCGCGTACCATCCTCCGGTGAGCGGCACGAGGTCAAAGAGCGCGCCGGCGCCGCTCGTGGTCGCGATCGCCGGGACGCCGTCCGTCCAGGTGATCGTGACCCGCTGATTTCCCGCCGGCGAGTCGAGGTCGACGGCCGACTCGGCGGCACTCCCCGCACGCACCGCTCCCAGAATCGCCTTACTCCCGTCCCCCGTGAATCCCGCCACGACCTGGATCCCCTCGAGTCCCGCGCCATCGTTGTCCTCGAGGAGATAAGCGGCCGCACCGCCGACGGGATCGGCCTGCCCGCCCGTCAGGACGGGGGTCCCGATCGGCGTCCACGCCGAAAAATCCTCCGGCTCCGGCAGGAGTTGGGTCCGCGCGGCCTCGAGGAGCGTGAACGGCCGCAGGATGCCGTTGACCTCGATCCACGTCACCCGGCGGAGCCCGCTCGCGATCGACTCGATCCGCCGCGCGGCCGAGATCCGCGTCCCCGTCGTCGCCCGCGTGAACGCGGCCCCGGTCATCGGGCCCGCCGGCCCCACCTGGACGAGGAGCCCGGAAGCAAGCGGCGCCAGGGAGCCGCCGTCGATGCGCCGGAGCGTGACCGGGACCTCCCACTCGCCGTACGCGGAGCGCGCCCCGTCCGGCGTCACCTGGACCACGGCGCCGGCGTCCATGAGGACGACCGGGTACGCCTCGGCGGGGACCGCCAGGTCCGGGTAGTAGGTGAGCGTCCGGCCCCGCGCCCCTTCCCGCAGCAGGGCGCGCAGCGCATCGGGGTTGCTGTGGAACCGGATCCGGCCCTGGATCTCCTCGGCGCCGCCTGTGAACTGCTCGACGTGGATGGTCTGCTGGTCGAGCGCCACCGACCGGAACAGCGTCTCGACGTCGCCGTACGCGCCCCCGGGAATCCAGAGCCGGCACGGCAGCACATGCACGACCTCCTGGCCGTCCGCGTCGGTGAGCGCGAAGCCGGACCGATGGGTGAGGATCATGCGAACCGCACCCCGCGATCGCGGCCGTCGGCGACCAGGTGCCCGAACGCCTGCCGCCACCAGGTGTCGAGCGCGAGCTCGCGCGGATCCATGACCCGCGGGTAGGGCGGGAGCGACGCCAGGTCGAGGCGGAGCCCTCCCCCGCTCGGCACGATCGCGCCGCTCGCCTGGGGCACGAACAGCTCGGGCCCGCGCTCGCCGACCAGGTACGCGCGGCCCCCCTGAACCGGCCCGCCGTGCTGGCGACCCGACACGGCGCCCCCGATCGCCGCCCCGATGCTACCCAGCCCGGGCAGGAAGAACGCGACGGCGCGCGTAATGAGGGCTTGGACGAGGATCCGCTTGAGCTGGGCGATCACGCTGTTGGCGAACGCGCTGAAGGAGAGCTTCCCGCTCGTGGCCGCCTGCTCCATGCTGCTCGCGATCGCCGCCCCGAACGTCTCCGTGGACGTCGTCGTCTTGTCGAGCTCGCCCCGGGCCGCCACGATCGCCCGGACGTACGTCTCCCCGGAGATTTTCCCGCCCTCGAGCAGGGCGTTGAGCTCGGTCTGCCGGGCGGCGTACTTCTCGGTCGCGGTCTGGAACTCGGTCGTGATGGCGGCGGCCTTCTTCGCGAGCTCGTCGGTCGCGTCGGCGTCAGCCTTGAGGAGGGCGATATCCCGTTGCAGGGCGAGGGCGTGCTCGATCGTCGCCTCGCTCGCGCCGAGCTTGGCGAGCTGGTAGCGGGTGACGGCCTCGGCCGTCTGGCCGGTCGTCGCGCGCTCCTCCTCGAGCTTCCCGACGAACGCGGCGACGTCCTCGGCCGCCTTGGCGGTCGCGTCCTTGATCTTGGTGCGGGCCTCGACCGCGGGGGCGGCGAGCTGCGCGCCGATCGCCGGCGCCCGGGACTCGACGTTCTTCCCGACGCTGTACCACACGTTGGCCAGGTCCGTCCCGACCTGACCGACGTCGGCGACAAAGTCGCGCCCGGTCTCCTTCACGGCCTCGAAGGCGGCCCGCCACTTCCCCTGAAGGGCGAGGACTACGACGGCGGCGACGTTCCCCAGCTCGTGCGCGAGCGTCACGAGCACGCCCTTCACGACCGCGCCCACGCTCAGGAATCCGCGCAACACCCCCTCGGCGCCGGCGATCGCGCCCTGGAACCCGCCGGTCTTCCCGGACGCGTCGACAAACCGGTTGGAAAGGTCCAGCAGGATGGGCAGCACGCGCTGCGCGACCAGGTTGATCGCGCCGGTGAAGACGCCTTTGAGCCGGGTCAGGTTGTCGCGGAATTGCTCCGCGGCCGCGGCCGTGTCGTCGTCGATCACGAGCCCGAGCCGCGCGGCCTCGTCGGTCATCGCCGCGAGCCCGGCCCGGCCCTGGTTGAGCATCGGGATCAGCTTCGTCCCGGCCCGACCGAACACCTCCTGGGCGAGGGCCGTCTTCCGGGTGCCGTCCTCCATGGCGGCGAAGCGCTCGGCCATGTCGCCGAGCAGCTCGCGCTGGGGCCGGAGCTTCCCCTCGCTGTCGGTGACGGCGACGCCCAGGCTGTCGAACGCCGCTTTCTGGCTCGCGAGCCCCGCGGCCGCGTCGCTCGAGGCCCGGGCCATCTTGGCGAGGCCCTTCTCGAGCTCCTCATTGGAGACGCCGGACAGGTCCGCCGCGTGCCGGAGCCCGGTCAGGGTCTCGGTCGTTGTCCCGATCGCCTGGGCCGTCTTCCGCGCGTTGTCGGCCGTCTCGATCGAGCGCGCGACCAGGGCGCCGAACGCGCCGACGCCGGCGACGCCGGCCGCGGCGAGCGCCTTCCCGACCTGGGCCGCCCGGGCAGCGATCCGCTTGATCGCCGCCTCCGACTGCCCCGACGCCTGCACGAGCGCGGTGGCGTCGCCGACGATCTTGACGATCAGCTCCTTAATGGTCGAGCGGCCGGCCACGGGCGGCGTCCTCCTGCTGCAGGGCCTCGAGCACCGCGTCGGGGAGCGTGCCCCCCTTCGCGAGCGTGAACATCGCCATCACGCGCAGACTATCGGCCGGCGAGCCGGCCGCGGACGACGCCAGGAGCTCGGCCCGCGTCGGCAGCGCGAAGAAATCGGCCGGCTCGAACCGCCCGCCGCTGAGCTTCCGCATTCGGAGCGCCGGGAGGAGCTGCTCGAGGAGGACGCCCGCCGTCCATTGGATCACCTCCCGGTCCCGGGCCGCGCGCGTCGCGGCCGCCTCCTGGTACGTCTGCACCCAGGCCGCGGTCGCCCGGGGGGTCAGCCGCCAATACAGCGCGTCGGGGATCCCTACGACCCCGACGCAGTAGCTCCACTCGTCCCAATCGGCCCGCTCGGGGTCGACGGGGCCGGCGGAGGGTCCGTCGGGCCCGCCCCTCCGGCGGCGGGCGACGGCGGCTTGAGGATCCGGAGGAGGCAGCTCGTGCAATACTGCAGGACGGCGTTGACCAGGTCGCCCGCCACGAGCGGCGTACAGACCTCCTCCACGGTCTCGAGCCGCAGCTGCGGCTGGTGGGTCGTCGCCAGGACCCAGAGCAGGAGCGGGAACGTCTCGTCGTCGATGTAGGCCCACTCCTGGGCGCCGCGGAGCTCGACCCCGCGCGGCCGCGCCCCCGGCAGCGGCCGGCCGGCCTCGTCGCACGGCCCGATCGGACCGATCCCGCGCTCCCGGGTGATCTGCCGGAACCGCGAAAAGGCGGCGTTGCTCGCGAGCAGCACACACTGCCCCACGGGCGCCGGGAGCGTGATTGCGAGCGTCTCCCCGAGGGCCGCCTCGCGCGCGATCAGGCCCATACCGGCACGCCGGAGATCTTGAGCTCGCCGGCGATCGGGATCTTCCCGTCCACCGGGAACGCGCCGATCGTCAGGTTCACGATCGACGCCGGGAACGTGCAGGTCGGGTCGCCGGCGATCTGCGGCCAGGCGAGCTGATAGTTGCGGATCCCGCCTGCCTGGAACCGGCCCAGGAGGCCGGCCGCCGTGTCGCCGTGGGTCGTCTCGGCCGGGTCCCAATGCCCTTCGAACGGCACGGTCCCGTAGTCCTTGGTCGTCTCGACGTGCTCCTCGGCGTGCTCGTCCGAGTCGTTGTCGACGGCGGATTCCACGTTCTGGGCGAAGGCGAGCGGTCCGGCGCTCCGGATCTGCGCGATCTTCGTGAACGCCTCGGTGGCGCCGCCATCGCCCATCCGAAGCTCGGTCTCCTTGCCTGCGTAACGCATGGGCCCTGCCCTCCTGGCTCGCGGTTAGTCTGCACTCGGGTCGGCGAACTGCCGGTGGAACATCGCCCGGAACTGCACGCCCGCGGCCGCGTACGCCTCCGCGAGGTCCTCCCCCTGCCACTGCGTGTCCCCCTCGACGACGTCGGTCACCAGCCCGCCCAGGGTTGGATCCGCGAGGATCCGGGACACGGCCCACCAGTACAGCTCCTCGACCAGCTCGTCCGCCGTGGTGGCGGCGGTGAGCTGCTTCGCGCGGCACTCGACGACGAATACGAACTCGTCCTCCCGGCGCCCGAGCTCGCTGTCGCCCTCCGTGCTGCGGACCGGGTAGACGACGAGCGCCGAGAGCTTGTCCTTGTCGAGCGGCCGGAACCGGAACCGGTGCACGGCCGTGAGGTGCGTCGGCCGGTCATCATCGGCGGCTTCGAGCAGGGCGACCACCGCCGCGAGGATCTGGCTCCGGATCGTCTCGGGGGTCACGCCGGCGCTCCCGAGAGGTGCAGGTCGGTGAGTCCGGAGCCGGGATCGTCCTGGCGGTCCCGGACGATGAACGTCCCGGACCAGTGCACCGTCCCGTCGGCCGTCACCCGCTCGGCCGTGAGGGTCTCGTCGATCGCCGCGTCGGGCAGGAGCTCGCCCACCACGCGCACGTAGAGCGGGGTGTCCCGGATGCTCGGCTCGACGAACGCGAGCTCCGGCCGGCCGTGGAGGCGGCCCCACGAGACGGTCGTCCCGTGGGTCACGCGCACCCCCCGGGCATCATCGCGGAGCATGTCCTCGAGCTCCGCGGCCGCGATCACCCGCCCGTCGTCGGTCACGAGGACTTCTTCCGCCCCTTCCCCTTCCGCGTGCCCTTCGTGGCCGGCGCCTTGGCCGGCGCCCGGGCGGCGCCCTTCGCGTCCGCGGCCGCGGGCACGTCAGCCGGCACCGCCCCGCCCGCGCCGAGCGCCTTCGCGTCCGTCTGCGCCGGCGCCGCGCGGCCCTGCTGCATGAACGCGCGCGCGTCGCCGAGCGGCAGCTCGACCACGCTGTTGCCGTAGTCGGGGCCGTAGTTCCTCCCCTTGTAGCACACGTTCTTCGTGAAGCGGATCACCGTCAGTTGCGGAGGCATCGGGGTTCTCCTGGGGTCAGGGACACGGAGGGCCGCCAGGCCGGCGACCAGGTCAGCAGGGAGCCGCTCGAGGATGCGAGCGGCGACGGTGGGCCCATAGCCCGCGTCGTACGGGTGCATCCCTTCCGGCGTCTTGACGTCGACGGCGCACGCGTCGAGCTGGCGCACGCGGAGGAGCTCCGGCTGCGCCACCGCGGCCGCGCGCTGCATGCTCATGTGATCCATGCCCGCGTGTCGGTGATCCTGCCAGAGCTCCCACGGCGGATCGACCCGGTCGAGTAGCTCGGCGCGGTACAGCCGGCCGGGCCCGGCGGGCTCCCCGCGGCGCGCGCCGAGGTAGCCACTCCAATAGCGGACCTGGCTGGTGCCCAGGTGCATGAAGTAGAGATCCGCGAGCCCGAGGTACGGCACGCCCGCCTCGCACCGCGCGAGGAGCGCCCGACACGTCCGCTCACAGAGAAAGTCGTCCGAGCCCATGACGAGCACGGCGTCGGCGCCGGCGTCCCGGGCGGCGAACATCGCCGCGTTGAACTTCCGGCCGAGCGGCTCGTTGGGGACGCGGACCGCCTGGCCGTCGTACGCGGCGGCGAGCTCCTCGTGCCGGTCCTGGGATACCGCGGTGATGGCGAGGACCTCGTGCGGCGCCCACCAGGCGCGGAGATGCTGCGTCCACCGCCAGTAGAGCGCGGTGAGCGCGAAGCGCCGCCAGGCGGCCGTGATGACGGCAACCTTCACGCGAACACCGCCGGCCGGTGCACCGTCCAGCCGCCCGTGCGGCCCTGGGCCGCGAGCAGCGCGTCGCGATTGGCGAACTTCCCGGCCGACTCCTCGGCCCAGATCGTGTACCCGGGCCGGCCCGGATCCGGCTCGAGCGGGGCCGCCCGATCGAGGAGGTACGTGAGCCAGTCCGCCGGGTGCGCGACGAGCCAGATCGGGACGCCCGCCCGCTGGGCCCAGAACGCGAGCGCCGGCTCCTCGGTGTTCCGGCCCGGGACGTGAGCGGGGACGCCGAGCCGCGTGTCGAACGCGAGCCCGCAGCCGCCCGGATAGTTGACCCAGCGGCCGCGCGCCACGTCGTCGAGCGTCTTGGCCGCAAAGTCCGCGTGCAGAAACGAGCGCGCCCGTGGCCGGAGGATCCGGCCGTGCGTCGTCACGAGCGCCTGGCCGGCCCAATGGTCGACCCAGGCCGCCATGACGTCGGCGTAGTCCGGCGGGTAGGCGAGGTCGTCGTCGCATACGAGATAGAGTCCGTCCCAGGTGTCCGCCCATTGCAGTTTCGTCGCGCTCCCACTCGGGTTGTCCGGATCGAGAACCCACTCGTCGGCGAGCGCCTCGACCTCCGGCGGGACCGCCGTCATCCGATTGCAACTCACGGCCAACCGGTCGACCTGCGGCCGCAAGGACCGCAAGGTCTGACCGATCGGCCGTCCCGGGATCGTGGCGACCGCGGCAAGCCGCGGCCGCCGGATGGTCCCGGTCACGCTCCCGGTTAGGAGAGCGTGAGCCCGGTCGCCTTGGCGAACGCCTCGGCGTGCCGGAACTGGATGTCGGCCATTTGGAAGGACGACACCTCGATGATGCCCTGCTTCTTCCCGGAGAACGGGTCGACGACCAGCTCGAGCATGCCCCACTCACCGACCAGCATCTCCCCCCAGGCCCCGAAGACGAGCCCGTGTTCGGACGGCGTCGGGGTCGGGGTCGCGCCCAAGTCCGTCCGGACCTGGGTCGAGGCCGCCGCCTTGTAGCCGTTCATTTCGCCGTCACGGACACCGCCGGTCCAGATCGGCGCCCCGGAGACGGCGGGGAACGTCTCGGTCTGCTTCGCCACGCCCCGGATGCCCGGGGTCGTGAGGTACGCCATGCCGTCGACGTCCGCGTCCGCGTCGGCGATCGCCGTTTCCATCTCGATCACCTTCGCGTACGAGATCGCGCCGGCGAAGGCCACCGCGTTGACGCCGGAGGCGACGTACACGCCCTCCGGCTGGTTGTCGCCGCTCCCGGAGCCGTGGAGGCCGGCCCGGTCGATCCCGCGCGCGTGGATGGCGACGAGGTCCGTCTCGACCAGCGCGTCGACCGAGAGGGCCGCCTGCCGGAGGAGCTGGCGCGTGTAGTAGGTCGACGCCATGAGCGTCTTCGGGCTCAGGGTCACGAGCGCGAGCGCCAACTCGGTGATGGTCTGGTCGGTGCCCGGGTTCTCCGCGAGCCACTCGGCCACCGCGGCCGCCGTCTGCTTGACGAAGGACGCGTTCCCGACCAGGCCCGGGAGGTAGGTTGCGCCGAGCTGCAGGACCATGGCGCGCGACCGGAGGAGCTCAATGAACCCGTGGAACTCGGTGTACACCGCCTCGGCGCCCTTCGTGCTGGTCGCCGTGTCGAGGCCGTCCCTGGTCTGGATCGCGTCCCGGAACTGGCGCGCGCTGGCCAGCAGCGGCCGGAGCGTCTCGAGCGTCTCGGCGTCGAGCGACCCCGCTCGCGCGAGGATCCCGGTGGGGACGAAGATCCCGCCCCGCGGCTGGTACTTCTCCGGGAGGTGCTTCTCGAGGGCCCGCGAGACTTCCATCTCGAAGCCGGCGGGCTCGCCCTGACCGGCCGCCCGGACCTCAACCGCCTGCAGGATCGCCGATCGGAGCGAATAGTTCCGGACCTCCTGGTCCGTGAGGCCGAGGACGTTCCGGGTGCTCTGGGCCGGCGCCGTCGTCGGCTTCGCCGGGTTGGCCGCGCGCTCGGTCACGATCTCGCACGCCGCGTCGGCGAACGACGTGCCCTCGGTGATCCACTTCTCAACGCGCGCCTCGGGCAGGGTGTGCGCCTTGCCCAGGTTCCGGAGGTGCTGCATCCGGGTGCGTTCCTCGCTCCGGATCTCCTCCACGCTCGGCACGGGCACCGCCGGCGCCGCGTCACCTTCCACCCGGCCGGCCGGGCCGGCCTTGAGAACTTCCCCCATGTGCTCCCCCCTGGCCGCATCGGCCGGTTGGTTTCGCGCCGGGTCATCCGCCGCGGCGCTCCGTCCCACGCCGACCGTCAGGTCGGCCGGGATCACTTCCCAGGATGCCTCGAGCGGCTCCCAATCGATGAACCGCCACGTCTCGACGTTGTCCTCGTCCACCGCCTCGAGCTGGGCGGCGTAGATCTGGTATCCGATCGACGTCGTCGACCGGATCCCGTCGAGCACGTCCGCCTGCACTTCCTGCCCGAACGGGTTGCGGGAGAACTTGGGCACGGCGCGAAGGGTCCGGTCCGGATCGACCGCCCCCTCGAGCCACTTCCCGGTGAGCCGGGTCCGGATGTGCTCGGCGATCATCGGCAGCCCGCGCGTCACGCGCGCGAGGCGCACGCTCCCGGGCCCGTGGTCGAGGATCTCGATCCAATCCGGCCCGAACCAGCCGCGCCGGCGGATCGGCGTCTCCGAGGACAGCGCGACGCGGCCGAGCGCCGCGACGTTCGCAAACTCCTCGCCGCCCGTGCCGGTGCCGGTCTCCTCCTCGGGGTCCTCGTCCCCCTCCTCCTGGCGCGCCGCCCGGATCGCCGGCGGCGCCGGCGCGATCGCCGGGTGCTCCACGTCGAGGTGCACCAGGGCGCGGTCCTGCCCGAGCGCGTTCCGCTCGGCGATCATCGCGGCCATCTCCCGCTCGCGTCGGGCCTTGAACGCGGGATCCAGCGGCTTACGCTCCGCCATCGTTCCCTCCTGTGCCGGCGGCGCCGCCGCCGCTCGTGTCGTCGCTCGTCTCGTCGATCGGGCGGCCCGCGAGGTCGGTCTCGAGCTTGAGGCCCAACGAATCCGCGAGCTGCTTCTCGGCCCGGAGCTCCTGGAACACTTCCTCGATATCGACGCCGCGCGCCGCGGCCGCCCGGGTCCGGGAGCTGAGGCCGGCGCGGATCGCGAGGATATCGGTCTGCACGTCCTTGAGCGGATCGACCCAGGGCCAGCCGCGCGGCTGGAACGTGAACCGCTCCGGATCCGCCGCCTCGAGATCCTCCGGGGGGAGGTGGCCCATCGTGACGGCCCACGTGAGCCAGCGCGGGAACAGCCGGGCATGGAGCGCGTCGATCAGCTCGGCCTGGTCCACCTGGTAGCGGTCCCGCTCGGCCAGGGTCCCGCTCCGGAGGCTCGAGAAGTTCACGCCCTCGAGGTCGTTCGCGAGCGTGTTGTACGCGACGGCGAGTCCGGACGCGACCGAGCGCAGCATCGACTTGACGAACGCCGCGTACTGCGAGCTCGGATGCGTCGGTGCCCAGCTCGTCACCTTCCAGCCCAGCGGGAGCACGCCGAACTGCCCGGGCTCGCCCTCCGAGAACACGCGGTCCTCGATCTCGCCGTGACCGGTGCGCGGGTCCGGGAGGTTCGCGGCGGTCGGGTCGCGCTCGTAGAACCCCATCCGGATCGCGTTCGACCGCGCCGCCGTGACCTCGGCTTCCTCGTAGCCGGCGGTCATCTTCGCCGCGACGAGCGCCGAGAGGAGGCGCGGGAGCCCGCGGCTCTGGCCGGCGCGCGCGGGCTCGTACCAGTGGAGGATCTCCCCCGCCGGCACGCGCTGGCGCTCCTGGGCGTGCCACAGGTCGTTCGGGTGGCTCGTGTAGATGTGGTACGCGACCGGCTGGCCCCAGGCGTTCACCTCGACGCCGCCCCGGATCTCGTTCTGCTGCCGGCCGGCCGGGATGTTCAGCCGGTCGTCGAGCTGGTCCGGATCCAACGCCTGCAGCGCGAACCCGTACGCGTTCGGGAACCCCTCGACCATCCGGAGGAGCGCCTCGCCGTCCCGCGCCCACGTCTTCACGAACACGCGCTCGTGGGTCGGGAAACTCCACTTGCCGGCGACGTCACAGAGGTCGGGGCGCGTCCAGCGGAACCAGGCCCGCTCGATCCGGCGGTTCCGCTCGAGGTCCGGGATCTCGGCGCCGGCGGGGCCGCGCTTCACGAGCTGCACGCGGAGCCGGACGCCCTGGGCGCCGACGATCTGTTCCTCGGCGAGCCGGCCCCAGCGGGCGGCCGGGCCCCACGTGCCAACCAGCTCCCGCGACGCGCGCCGGGCGCGCCGCAGATCGCGGAGGACTTCCTTGTCGACCGATTCGATCGGCCGCATGATCCAATCCTGCCAGAGCCGGCCCATGCGGCCGGCGCCCTGGGCGCCCGCCAGCGCGCCCGCGAGCTCGTCGGTGATCTGGACGCGGGCGAACGCGGGGGCGAGCGGGCCCGCCAGGAGCCCGGCGACCGCGGCCGTGAGGAGGCGCAGCTCAGAGCGGATCACGGGATCCCACCGATTGAATGAGGGCGCCGCCGAGCTCGACCCGGAGGCCCTCGGCGAAGAGGTTGCGGAGCCGGTAGAGCTCCGCGATCGGGATCCGCGTGATCTGGGTCCCGTCGATTGTCACGTTCTCGCGGTCCTGGGGGAGCCGGCCCTCGAGGCGGGCGGTGATGAGCTCGAACATCTCTTCGTTGTGGGAGCGCCGCGGCGTCGTGATCGTCGCCGGATCCCGGCGGACCAGGAGGCCGGCACGCCAGACCCGGTGCCGCGCGGTGACGACGTCGTTCTCGTCCCGGGTCTCGACAAAGCCGTGGAGCTGGTAGGCGCCGGCGGGGAGGTTCGTGCTGGCGGCCGGGCCGACGGTGACGAGCCAGCCGCCGCCGTCCTCGGCGACGCTCGCGATCCCATCGGTGAGCTTGCCAGGGCCCTCGAGGTAGTAGGCGAGGAGCCAAGCGTCGGCGCTCGAGTAACCGTCAACCGTGCGCCGCCATTGCCAGGTGTCGCCGGCGGTGACGCGCGAGGGCTCGACCGTGGGGATCGTATCGGCTGGCAGGCTCCGGGCTCCGGGTGGGAACCAAAAACGGCGGGCCTGCACCTCAATGGGAGGACAGGCCCGGCCGTTTGGTTGTGCCCTGCACTACGTACGAGGCCGAACTTACTAGCGGTCCGGCCCGGTTGTCAACATCAGGGGGCCGGCTCGGCCCGCTGATAGTGCTTCGCGTAGACGATGTACCGCGTCCCGCAGCGGTCGCATTGGACCCGCTCGATCGGGCGCTCCGGGTTCTCCTCGACCCACCGGTCCCGCTCCCAGGGGAATAGCCGGCGGGGCTCGATCCGTTCACAGGACGGGCAGCGGGACGCGAGGCGCAACATGAGCGGTCCGGTCATTGATTCCACCCTCCGATGAATCCACGCCGGCGGCCCGCCGGGCGGTGTGCGGTAGGACGCTCGGCCGCGGGTTGGCCGGTGAGCGCCTCGGCGAAGCGGCCGAGCTGCTGCGTGACGGCCGGGCCCAGCGCGTGCAACGCGGCCAGGTTCCCGACCCAGAGATCGAGCGCCTCATTGCGGGCGCGGATCGGCTCGTAGATCCGGCGGAGCTTGCCGCGGCGCCAGCGCCGGCGGACGCGCTCCGCGGTGAGCTCGAGCAGGTAGTCGTGCGAGATCCAGGTCGGGAGGTGCACGTACCCGGGCCCGGCCTCGGGCAGCCGGAGGCGCGAGAAGAGGAGATCCTTCGCGGTCAAGGTCCCGATCGACCAGAGCAGAATCCCATCTTTCCGCGGCGCCTGGGGGCGCACCGCAAGCGGGAACCCGTCCTCCCCGCGGCCCTTGCTCGCCCAGATCCGCCGGCCCTGCAGCGGCCGGACGAACCGATACACGGACTCCGCCTGATAGCCCGAGTCGATCATGGCCGACTGGATCGTGAGCGGGCTCCCGGACGCGTGCGGGTAGACGCGGGTGAGTACATCGAGGAACCGTTTCCAGACCCACGCGCCGGCGTCGTCTTGCTTCTCGAGCGGGCCGGCGCCGAGCTTGCCAGGGTCGCCGAGCAGCTCGACGTGCCACACGAGCCACGCCTCTTCCCCGTCGCCCCAGCCGACGACGTCGACCTCGATCCGGTCGCTCTGAATGTCGGCGGCCAGGGTGAGGAGCCCGGCGCGCGTCGGCACCACCGGTTGCTCCGGATCGGAAAACGGCTCGAGCCGCTCGGTGAGCGTCACGCTGTCGACGCGGCTTCCCTCCTCCTCGTACGACTCGGCGAAGATCGTATTCACGACCGCCTGCAGCTTGAGCGGGTTCCCCTGGGCCTCGAGCCACTCGTGCACCAGGTCCTCCCAGGAGATCAGGAGGGAGATCCACGCCGGCACGTGGAAGGACGCGATCCGCCGCCCGGGTTGCGCCGCGATCCAGCGGCCGCCGCGCACGAGCTCGATCTTCGCGGCCTCGTCGATCAGCGCGCCGCATCGCTCGCACGCGAACCGGACGGTCTGCGGCCGGCGCTCGTCCCAGGTGAAGTGCTTGAACTCCACCGTCTGCGCGTGGCCACATTTGCGCTCGAGGCAGCGGACGAACCAGCGGCGTTGATCGCCGCGTTCGAACGCGGGCTCGATCCGGGAGATGCCGGCCCGGCCAGGGGAGCTCACGCGGATCATGGTCCGGTCGACGAACGTCCGGGACCGGGCGCGGAGGATCTCGACGGGGTCGCCCTCGCCGCCGACGTCGCCCTTCATGCGGTCCTCTTCGTCGACGATCAGGAGGCTTGCGGGTCGCTGGGCGAGCTCGACCGCGGAGGAGGCCCAGCCGAGGGAGATTGTCCCGCCCGTGTATTCCTTGCGGAACGTGGTGTTCGCGGAGTCGCGCGACTTCCGCGTGCTCACCTTCTCCCGCACCGTCGGCGTGTGCGCGATCAGGCGATCGAGGCGGTCGCGGCTCCACGTCTCGGCCGCGTTCTCGGTCGGGAGCACGATCACGATCGGGCTCGGCCGAAGATCGACCGCCCAACCCACGAGGTTGAGCTCGACCTCCGTCTTCCCGACCTGGCTCGCGCCCATGACGGCGATCTCCTGGTACGCGGGATCCGCCGCCGCGTCCATGATCTCGACCAGGTAGGGCGTGATGCTGTTGCGCCATCGGCCCGGGGCATCACCGGTCTCGCTGGGGAGGACGCGGCGCTGCTCGGCCCATTGGGAGGGGAGGAGATCCGGCGCCGGGACGAACGCGCGACGCAGCATCGCCGCGGCGTCGCGCTGCGTGGCCGTGATCGCGCGCGCCCACGGATCACCGCCGGCCCGTCCCGTTCGCGTCCGGGTCGATCTCGTCGGCGACGAGCGCGAGCTTCTCAATGAGCTGGGCAACTAACGGCCGCAACCGCACCACGGCATCGCGGCGGCTCCGGATGTTGATGATGTCCACCGACCAGCTGGTCGGGACTTTGAGAATGGCGGACTGCAGACCGCCCAGGATCCGGTTGAGCATGTCGAGGGCGTCCGCCCGCGGCAGCAGCTCCTCGCGTTCGCGATCGACGCGCAGCTCCGCACGCTCGGCCTCGGCGCGATCGCGGCGTAGCTTGGGCGACTCGGCCTCGCCGGGGCGGCCCGTGCCGTTGCCGGCGCGGAGGTGGCGGAGGTAGGCGCGGATGTTCGCCGCCAGCGCATAGCGGCCGTGGCCCGCGCGCTCGAGGATGCCCTCCTGCACGAGCTGGCGGATCCGCGCCGGCGTGAGCTCGAGCAGCGCGGCGAGCTCGTCGGCCGAGATGGCTCGGTCAAGATCCACCGCGCGCCGGGCGTGCTTCCTGGCTCCCACGCCTCACCGCACCGCCTCGTTGTACCAGTGTACGGTACGGACGCAGCCCGGTCCGGCAGCCAACTCCTCGCCCGACCAGGTAGTGAGGTCGTCGACGACGGCCGGCGTGCATGGCGTCGGCGCGGTGGCGTCCGTGCAACCACCGATGAGTACCAGGGCCACGAGTACGCGGAGCGCGATCGACTGCTGCATCGCTGGCCTCCCTCCCCGTTCTCCGGGGGATATTCCGGTTTAGTGAAACGCAAACGCAAACGACGAAACGACTTGACTAACTAGCGTTAGAACGCGCCGCGCGGACCTGCGTCCGGCCCCCTTCTACCTAGGACCCATCGCGACCTTGTCCTGGCCCGTCACGGTCACGCCGGCCGCCAGCAGCAGCGGCCGCACCGCGAGCAACGCCGCAGGGTCATGGTCCCCGAGCGGGACGTCTCCGGGCTGCATGAGCCCACGCAGCCGGTCGATCTGACCCGCGCGTTCCAGGCTCCGGTGCCCACGGCGCCGGAGGATGACGGCGGCGCGGCGCAGCCCGCGCTCCGTGAGCGCGGCCGCCCGCATGCGGGGCAGGCCCGGCAGCGCGACCTCCGTGGCCATCGCCGCCGACCAGGCGGCCCGTTCAAACCATGGCAGCGGCGCGACACTCCCCATTTGGACGTCAGACAAAGCCTGGTCGCGTCCGTTGCCATGGTCCTGCGTGAGCGCAGCCGAGGGAGACAGCTTCCCTTTGGGTGTCACGGCGGACGTGGTCTCCTCGTCGGCTACGCGATCCTGATCGGCCTCATGACCCGGCACCCCACAGATGGTTGACAGTTCGAGTCTGGCCGGGTCCTGAGGCCGCAGGGTCGGCGGGCGTGTCCGGTGCAGATCCCGCTCGACCACGGTGAGGAAGTACTCGCCCAGATCCTCCCAGAGGCGCAGGGCGTCGGATTGGAGCGCGGCCGCGACGCGGCGCATCGCCGTTCGGAGCGGCAGGCCGCTGCGCGTGCGCTCGGCCACGATCCGCTCGTAGAGGTCCCGCGGGGTGTACGTCATGCGACCACCCCCACGCCGCTGTAGCGGGGATCGTAGTCATGCGCGATCCGCCAGGCGTCCCGGAGGATCGCCTTCGCGGTGACGCGGAGCGCGTCCGCGTGGAGGTGCGCCGCCTTCCAATGCGGCCCGCCGAGGTTGGCACAGTCCCATCCGGTCTTCCCCGTCGTGCGCCGCTTGGCATACGCCGCGTCACACGTCGCGCAGCCGTCGCCCTCGGCGAGCATGGGGAGGGCGTCGTGCGGGGCACGGCGCGCGAGGTAGACCGCCCGGTACGGGGAGGTGGGCTGCTTCATGGTGGGCTCTGCGACCCGCCAGATCCACCACGCTTTGACGATCGCGGAGTAGCGCCGGTCGTCCCGCGCCCCGGCCGGGTGCAGCCCCACGTAGCGCCAGACGGACGCGACGGTGGGCGACCCCGGGAACTCGGCCAGCGGTATGAGGGGCGGCGTGAGGCTCAGGCATCGGAACGTCGCCACGCCCAGGCCGCGGGTCCCCTCCACCCAGGCCGCAATCGCGGTGTCCGTCCAGTACTCCGCAATCGCGCGATCGAGGGGGGCTAGGAAGGCGCGCAAGTCGGCGCTGGCGTTGTCTATCCAGCGATCGAGCGCCTCGTCCGGCGGGATCTTGCCACGCGCGAACGCCGCGCGGCGATTCTCGAGCGCGCGGAGCACCTGCTCGGCCTGGCGGTAGTAGGTGGCCAGTTTCCGGGCCTCGAGATAGTCAGCGGGCTCTGGATAGGGACGCATGGCAGCTTACTCCTGGGGTGAGGGGGGGCGGAGGGGGCAGGACAGGGGGGCCCTGGGTGTCAACTGCCGGTTGGTCCTGCCCCCGTGACTCGTGAGCGGTGTGCGGAGGGGGCAGGACATCCCCTTGGTGGGTGTCAGCGTCACCATGGTCCTGCCCCCGTAACCGGTAGAGGTGCGCCGGTCGGCCGGCGCTCGTGAATCGGAGCTCCTGGCACCGTTCGATCAGGCCAGCGTCGACCAGCTCCTTGAGCCGCCGGCACGCGGTCGCCGCCCGCCAGCTGAACCGCTGGTCGAGCTCGTCGCCGGTCAGCGGCCCGTCGGCCAGGGCCTCGAGGATCCGCGCCCGGTGCGTGTTGGCACGCTCGGTCATGGACTGCGCCGCCAGGTGCGACGTGCGCGGATCCGTGCGCCGCGCCCGCGGGGCCGGGACCTCGTCGAACAGGGAGGCTTGTCCGGGCAGGGGGGCCATTGGCGCTACTTCGCCGTCCGGAGCGCGTGCTCCCATGCCTTGCGGTACTCGTCGGCGTACACCTTGGCCGCGGTCGCCTGGATCGTGGCGACGAACCGCAGCTCCGGCGTGATCGGGACGGACGGCACCAGGACGTAGAGCGGGACCGTCCCACCCCGCGCCTTCCGGCGGTAGATCACGCCCGTCGTCGCCGTGACCATGACGCGGACCAGGTCGTCCGAGACTTCGGTCCGGTCATTCACACGGAGCCACGTCCGGCCCGTGAGGGCGTCCCGCTTCGCCGGCCGGCCGCTCCCCGTTCTCTTCATGGCCGGGAGCGGGACCGCGATCGTCGGACCGCGGCGCGCGCGCTTCTCGGTCTCGGTCTCGAACTTCCCCAGGATATCGGCCCGGGCCATGCCGCCCGGCGGCTCGAGCCGGAGGACCGCGACGAGGCTCCGCTTCGTGGCCCGCGGCTTGAGCTTGACAGCCCGGCTCACGAACAGGCGGTTCCGGACCGTGAAGATGGACTCCATCTGGGCCCGCTGGGCCGCCTGGGCGGCGAGCGCGGTCGCGTTGAGCGCCACGGCCCGGGCAAAGGGCTCCTGGTCCCGGAACAGCGTCCGGATCACCCGCCCCACGGGCTCGGCGTTGGTGGTCACGCGGACGATCATGGTTTCCCTCCGTTCGCGACCCGGAGCCGCTGGCGCCAGGGGTAGGAGATGACCCAGCCGACGAAGAGGAGGCCGCCGGCAGCCGCCCAGACGGGCCAGAGCGCGCCGCCCAGGAGCAGCAGGGGCCGCGGGTGCCGGATCGCGCGGGCCCGCCGATCCACGCGCAGCAGGAGCGCCGTCAGGGCGGTCCCCTGAATCGCGCCCAGGCCGTAGCCCAATAGGATCCACAGCGCGGCCGTCATCCGTGCCCCCGGGCCTGGGCCTCGCGCGTGCCGGCCTCCATGGCGCAGCGCGTGCACAGGTTTTCCCGATAGAGCCCGCCATCGTGCACCGGCACGCCGCACTTGGCGCACGTGGCCAGGGGCGGGGCCGGGACCGGCTTCGCGCGGAACGCGGCCGCGATCCCGGTCCCGACCAGGACCGGATCCTCTAGCGTGATCGGCTCCCAGGCGTCCCGGCCGCCGAAGTAGCGGAGGAACACGCCGAGCTCGACCTCCCAGGCCCGGAGTCCCTCGGCCGTGGCCGGTGTCTCGCCCCGGGCGATCCGGAGCTCGAGCGCGCCGGCCGCACCGACCCGCCGGAGCGAGACGATGGCGCCGCGCGGCAGCGCGTACCACGCCCAGCGCCCGCCGAGCTCGGCCGCGCGCATCACGAGCTTGGCGAAGAGGTCGGGGAGGCTCCCGCGCCAGATACGGGACTCGGGAATCGTCGGGACGTTAGGCATCGGGCGCCGTCTCGGTCAGGGTGATGGCGACGCCGTGCGGTTCCGCGACGTGCTGCCCGGGCAGGCCGGCGAGCACGCAATACGGCTCCCGATCGTCGACGACCAGGCCGGCGCGGACGAGACAGTCGATCGCCCACTTGCAGCGGGCCATGGCGTTGTCCCGGTCCATGCGCTGCGGGAGATAGAGCTCGATCTCGACCCGGGCCTCCCGGAACGGCTGCGGCCGGCCGCGGAGGGCGCGCTCGGTCACGAGGGCGCGGAGATAGTACGCCTTCCGTTTCCGGTGCCACGTTGCCCAGTGCATCCCCTTGAGGTGATTCGCGAGGTTGGGCGGGAGCGGGAGCCGGAGCGTCAGGGTGCGGCTCATGCTGGCCGCCAATCGTGCGCGGGTAGTGGCCCCATGAGGATGCCCGGGCGTGGATCCCACGATAGGAGGACACCGCGTTCGGGCTCGCCGAGCTGCTCATGCCATTCATCCCATGTGAGGCCGCCTCCCGCCTCACACCACGCGAAGAACGCAGCCTCATCGGACGGAAAACGACTCAGCATCAGGGCGCGGGCGCTCATTGCGGCTGCGGTCCATGGTGACGGCCCCAGACCGTGCGCGCGTCCTCGGTTGTGGCCGGCCGCGGCACGTCCCTGAGCTCCTGCTCGAACTCCGGCCCGTGCTCGGTGACGACCTGGACGAGGGCCACGTACAGCAGGCAGGGCGTGCCGGCCGCGGTCGTCCCTTTCCAGATCCGGCACGGGATCCCCTTCACCGGGAGCACGTCGTCGGTGTGCTCGATCGCGATCTTCATCCCACGACCCACCACGCGACGAGGGCCCCGGCCAGCGCCAACACCAACCGCCAGACCACGTTGAGCCAGAGCGTCGCGCCGTAGACGCCACGGACGGCCTTGTAGAACTGGTTGACGGCCTCGGCGAGGAGCGCCGCACCGATTGCCGGCGCCGGCGCGCTGTGCAGGAAACGCACGAACGCCCACACCAGCAGCGCGGCCCCGACCGGATGCGCGATGAGCGGGCGCCGCTTCACGCCATCCAGGAAGCCGAGGAGCCCGGGCGCGATAGGCCCGCCGGATGGGCTGACGAACCAGCGCCAGGGGGGAAACCACGTCATCTGATCGCTCCTTCGGTGGGGCTGGGACACGTGCACGCGCCGATATCGCCGTCGGTCTCGAGGCCGGCCGCGTCCATCGCGTAGCCGCCGGGGCGCGGCTCCCAGCGCGTGAGGCGCGTCGGGACGTAGCGCCCGATCGGCTTCCCGCACCGCCGACACGCCGGCGCCGCGGCGAGCTCGGCCTCCTGTTGCGCGCGGAAGGCGGCGACCAGCTTCCCGCGGACGCTGTGCTTCATGCGGGCGTGTCCTCCTCGCCTGGGCCTTCGAGGTGCCCGATGCACAAGCCCGTGCCCGGGACCTCCTCGTACAGGCACCCGGACGGATGCGTGCAGTAGGCGGTGACTTCCGTGAGCAGCGGCTCCCGGGCGTTCACCATGGCCTGACGCGCGCGCGCCGGGATGGGGTTGCCGAGCCCGTCGAGGATGCCGTCCCTCATGCCTGCCCCCGGGACTCGGCCACGAGCCGGCGCTCCTCGGTGTTCAACGCCTCGCGGACCCGGGCCTTCGCGCCCGCCAGGCCCTTAATCACGATCGGACCCGGGGTCGCCTCGAGCACGCGCCAGACGAGGGGCGTCGTCTCGCCGAGGTAGTCCGCGTCGTCGCGGCACCGCTCGAGATCGCGGAGGAGGCGGCGGAGCTCCTCGACGCGCGTCATGGCTCGAGCACCTCGCACGTGACCCGGAACCGCGCGGGCGCCATCACGGCCACGGTGCGCGTCTCCCGGGCCTCCGCCGGCGTTTGGGGAATGGTCCGGAGCACGACGTCGCCCGCGTGCAGCGGCGTCCGGAACCCCCGATCGCGCAGCTCCCAGCCGTGCGCGAGTTGATACGTGCCCGGCGGCCAGGGCGTGACCTCGGGGCGGAACGCGATCGCCTCGAGCGTGCGCTCGTACGGCGTCCCGGGACGGAGGCGGACGATCATGGCGTGCCCTCGGTGGCGCGGATCGACGTGGCGGCGGTGTAGCTGGCGTCGATCGCGGCGGTCGCCTCGGCGAGCAGCTGCCGGGACGCGTCCGGGACCTCGCCCGCGGTGAGCTGGTGGTAGCGGCGGGTCTGCAGGCGCGCTACGCGCTCGCGCAACGCGACCGGGATCCGGCGCCAGTGGGGCCAGCAGAACAGCCGGTAGGCGTGGATCTCGGCCGTGCACGTGCTGTAGCCGCATCGGCCGGTCGGCTCGCGGGGATCCCCGATGCCGGGCCGGGTCATCGCTGCCCCGCCCGGGTGAAGAGGTCGAGCTGCGCCCGGAAGGTCTCAATCCCGGGATGCCACGCGCCCCACCGGCGGACGATCGTCCCGAACTCGGCCAGATCGTGCGGGACCATGATCCAGCCGCGGTCCGGGTCCCGGCTACAGTGACTCAGCTCGTGGTCGACCAGCGCGAGCCGCTGGGAGAGGTCGAGCTCCTGCCATGCCTTCCAGGAGTAGACGATCAGGAAGTCGACGCGCGCCAGGTGGACGAGCTCGGCGCTGGCCCGCTTCGCCCGCGCCACGACCCGGCACGGATCCGCGCCGCCGAACTGGTGCCGGTAGAGGTGCGCGATCCGGGCGCCCGCGAGCTCCGGATGCCACGCCTTGCGGACCAGGGTTGCGAACGCGGCCGGGACCTCGGCGTCGATGTACCGCGTCCCGTCGTCCGGCCAGGCCATCGGGTCGACATGCTCGGCCAGGGCAAGGCGAACGTCGTCGCCGTCCAAGCCGGCCGGCAACCGATTGAGCTCCTCCCGCCAGTCGGTCGTCATCGGGGGCCTCCATGGTGGGCCTCGAGGAGCTCGCGTGCCGCCTGGACGTCGGCGAACGCCGCCTCGTTCCCGCCGGCGACGTCGGGATGGGTCCGCTTCACCGCCGCGCGGTAGGCGCGCCGGGCAACGTCGGCGTCGGCCAGGATCGCGTCGTCGCTCTCGTCGGACTCGCGGGCGAGGATCGCGGCCGCGACCTCCGGGGTCTGCGGCGCGGGTCCCGTCGTCGTGCTGCTGGGGAGCTGCCGGAACCCGACGTATTGCTCGCCCTTCCCCGTGACGCCATGGCGGTCGACGGCGCGCAGCGCCTCGAGCGAGAGCGCGATCGCGCGGACGTTGGCCTGCCAGCCGGGATGCGCGAGGTCGAAGTACCCGCCCCCGTCGTAGCGGTCACAGTGGTAGCGCAGCCAGCCGAGTTGCGGGTGCAGGAGGGCGACGGCGACGCGGGGCGAGGCCGGGCGCGCGTCCGACCGGATCCAGCCGTCCTGCCGGAGGTCGCGGTCACGGAGATCCAGCTCGAGCACGAGCTCGCGGGTGCCCAGGGCCGCGGCTTCCCGCCGGAGGAGGGTCTCGGTCGCTGTCCAGAACCCGCCCCGCATGCCGGCCCCGAAGGGCGAGCGGACCCGGGACCGCGTGATCGGCCACGGCCAGCCGGCGAGGACCGCAGCTCGGACCCGCACGTCAACTGCCTGTAATCGGCTCACCCCTGGGCCTCCCGGATTCGCTGAAATCGCTCCATCCAATGCGCCTCAATTCGGGTCGCCTCGCGCGCCTTGGGTTCCTGGTGTTCGTCCGGAGGACGTCTCGGATTCTCCACATCTCGACATACCTCAGAACCCGATATGACTCCGTCACTTCTGGAATCCGAGACCCCCCCCGACCCCCCCCTATGTAGACGCTCCGGCCGGGGGATATTCCGGTCGGCGGAGGGGGTCGGGGGCGGATTATCATCCGGCGGGGCGCGGATTATCCTCCGGTCCGGAGGGCCGGCGCGAGCCGGAATATCCTCCGCCCTCCCGGCCGCGATCGCCTGGGCCCGGAGGTGGACGTCGAGCGCCTGGCCGCATCGCGCGAGCTCGGGCCGGGTCCGGTTGGCCGGCGCGCACCCGGTCGGCAGCGTGGCGTACCAGGTGGAGCCGGCGCGGCCGTCCACCCGGGGGCCGCGGACCAGGAGCGCGGCCCGCTGCAGGAACCGCTGGTAGCGGGTCACCGTCTCCTCGGCCATGCCGAGCTCGTCGGCGAGGGTGGCGGACCGCATCGTGCACCCCTCGGTCGCCTGGTCGAGGAGCCGCATCTTGAGCCACACGAGCTTGACGCCGGCGGGGAGCACCCGCGATCGCTCGATGATGCCCGCGGCACACGGCGGGAGCCGATCCGGTCTCACCGCTGCCCTTGCCGGCGCTTGCCGACCTCACCGGGCGCCAGCTGCGTCCCGCAGCCGTCGCATGGATTGTGGGTCGTGCGCTTCGCACAGTGCGGGCAATCGGTTGCGGGGATCCGGGCCCGGCCGTCCCGCGTCTTGGGGCCCGGTTTGGCCGACCGGGCCGGCGTCGCCCAGCCGTGCGCCTTCGCGTGACACCGCACGGCCTCCCCGGTGACTGGGAGCCGCAAGCGGTCCCGGATCTCCTGAAAGGAGAGGCCCTGGTCCTCCCGGAGTCGGCGCGCGGCGTCGACGTCCCAGGAGGGTGCGCGCGGGGCGCTCGCGGGCGCCTGGCGCATGGTTGGCTCGGCCGCCGGGCGTTGGCGCCGCGGCTGGGTGGCGCGGCCTGGGGGCCGCCTGGTGCGTTTCCCGGCAGGGAGGCGCTTCGGCGCCGTCTCGCCATCCTCCACGTACGACGAGAGCAGCAGCTTGAGGGCGGTCATCCGGTCGCCGGTCCGGACGAGCTCGAGCTCGAGCCGCGCGAGCTCGGCGTGCGTGGCGTCCAGGAACGCGGCGGCGCTCATGGGAGCCCCGCGAGCGGCCAGACGAGGAGGAGCACGGCCAGGCCGACGAGCACAAGGATGATCGTTATGTCGAGCGCGATCAGCCCGCGGAGCTGGCGGACCCGGCGCTCAAGACGGCGGATCTCCGGGTTGGCGGTCACCGCTTCGCCCCTTTCTTCACCGGCCGGCCCTTGGGCGCGGGCTTCGCCGGAGCGGTCTCGATCGGGGCGGCGGCGGCCTTGAGCCGGGCGATTGCCTGCTTCGTGAGCTCGGCGGTCGACGGCGCGGCCGTGACGAACCAGGCGGTGAACGTCAGGAGGCTCGCCGCGGCGGTGACGTCGGTCGGCGTCTCCCGGTCAAACGCCCCGCGGAGGGCCTTGGCCTTGTGGAGCGCGTCGAACCACTCGCCGGCGAGATCTCGCGGCTGTGCCCACGGGTCGAGGATCCGCTGACGTTTGTCGATGCGCGCGAAACCGTCGTCATACTCGAGGAGCACCCGCCCCAACTGGAAGCCGATCGCGGCGACGACCCGGGGATCGAGGGCCGCGATGGCGTGCGACGCGATCTCCTGGTGCAGCGCCGGATCCGCCGCGCGCTCGGTAATCAGCGCCTCGATAGCCTCGCGGATCTTGTCGTCGTCCTCCCAGGGGAGCTGCTTCGGGGCCTTCGTCGCTTTCGCCGGGGACGCGTCGCCCGCGGCCGGCGCCGGCCGGGCCTTCGGGGCCACGCGCGTGATCGTCGCCCACTCGACCGTCCCCGCCTTCGCGTCGGCGATGTGGATCACCTGGACGGCGCCCTTGGCGCCCGCGGCCGCCTTATTCCACTCGCCCCGCTTCGCATCAGCCTTCCCGCGCACGTCGCCCGCCGTCACCTTGGCGAGCTTCACGCCGCGGGCCTTGTGCTCCTGGATCGTGCGCGCGACGTGCGCGTCCGTCTTCCCCGCGAAGCAGGCGCGGTCGGTGCACTCGTCCTTCCCGGCGGCGAGCTCCGGGAACAGGGCCGGCTGGAACCCGGTCCGCTTGGGACACGTGACACAGCTCCCGGCGGCCGGCACCAGCTCCGCGTCGGCGGTCGGGAACGGCGCCGTCTTGAGGTTGAGATGGACCTCCTCCTCGATCCAGCGCCGCAGCTCGGCCAGTGTGCCGGGCGGCCGGAGGAGGCTGCTGTGCGTGCCGCCCCAGATCGTCGGAACCAGCTTCCGGAGCGGGCGGGTCCCGTCGTCCTCGCGGAGCCCGCCGCTCCCCAGGCCGTAGACGCCGCCCAGGACGGCCGCCCGTTGGCGATCGGCCGGGACGCGCGCGATCAGCAGGGCGTGCGCGAGCGGGAGCGTGCCGTCGATGAGCAGCGTGGCCACGTCGGGCCGGAGCTCGCGCAGCTTGAGCCGCTGGTAGACGAACGTGTCCGTCTTGCCCGTCAGGGCGGCGAGCTCGGCCACGGTGCAGACCGGCCCGCCCCCGTTCCCGTCGAGCAGGGAGGCGAACGCCTGGGCCTCCTCGAGCGGGGTCAGGTTCTCGCGGCCGAGGTTCGCGAGCGCCACCTCGCGCTTGAACTCCTCGTCGGTCATGGTCCGAATCCGGACCGGGATCAGGTCGCGCTTGGCCCGCTCGGCGGCCCGGAGCCGGCGGTGCCCGTCGGCGACCTGGTAGACGAGGGTGGGCCCGTCCTGGATCGGGCGGACGAGGAGCGGCTCGCGGACGCCATCCTCGGCGATCGCGTGCGCCAGCTCGTCGAGCGCGGCTTCGTTCAGGGCGAGGCGGGGATTGAGGCCGGACGCACGCACGGCGGCGAGCGGGACCATGGCGAGACGACCGAGCCGGTCGTCGGGGTGCGGGTCGGTCATCGGGATCGGCTCCTCGGTGGGGTGGAATGGGGACGGCGGCGTCATCGCGGTAGCTCCACGACGAACCCGCCGGTCTGCAACACCTCGAGGCCCTCGAGCGCCAGGGTGATGCGGCGCTCGGCGGCGGCCCACGCGGCCGCGACCTCCGGCGGCACGCCGAACACCTCGCGGTGCAGCCGGAGCACCATGAGACCGTTGCGGAGGTGCGCGACCGGCGAATCGGCCGGATAGACCGTGTCGTGCGTGAGCGGCCAGGTGAGGGCCATCATGCGGCCGGCTCCTGGGCCCGACGCTTGGCGGGCTTCACGAGCAGGACCACGATCGGTCGGCGCAGTCGGGCGGGCCGGACCGGGGTCGGCACCCGCGGCGTGGGGACGGCTGGATGGCGGCGCCGCTGCGCGCGGTAATCCCAGCCGATCAACGCCCCGGCCCCGACCAGGAGGGCCAGCAGGAGCGCCACGCCGGCCAGCATGCCCCAGGCGAAGTCAGTCACGGAGCACCCGCCGGGGTCGCGGGAGCGGCAGCACGACGGGCAACGCCTGGCGGGCCTGGTAGTCGGTGCTCGCATGGATCCGAGCCCGGATCGGATCCAGACGGCGGTTGAAGAGGGCGAGCTCGCCCAGGAGATCGAGGAGGTCTCGCTCCATGAGCTCGGGCGCGAGATCCAGGACGCGGGCTTCCGCGTGGCGGAGGTACGCGAGCACCGTTTCCGGCCGCGCGTAGGGGAACAGGTCGGGCTGAGACGAGGACACGGCCGGCCTCACCGGGAGAGAGAGCATCGCCATAGCGCGATCCTCAGCTCAACGGGAGGTCAACGGGCAGGGTGCCGAACGGCCCCCGAAATGTCCTCTTTTTGGGTCGCGTTACGGTTAACCCGGGCCGGGGTAACCTGTTGCGGAAACATATCTTATACGCATAATCCGGCATCTTGACGGGTGACGTTCCGGCACCGTACATTGACCCTCGCATCGACGGACCCTCCGCGGGCGCGAGCCCACACGAGTGGTGGAGATGCCCGGCGGTTGGCGCCGCCGGTGACTGCTTCGGAGGGTCAGCCGCGAGGCTGGCCCTTTCGTTTCCTGGCCGCGAGGCCCTCGAGCGCCAGCGGATACCAGGCCGGCGGCCCGTGGGCCTCGTAACGGTCGATCGTCGCGAGACTCAATCCGAACGCGCTCGCGATCTCCACCCGGCCCGGCACGGACTCGCCGAACAGCTGCTGGCGGATCCGCCGCCAGCGCGCCGACTCGGCCGTCTGTGTGGGGGGGTGATATCGCATGGCCCGCAATCTGTGGGCATAGACCCCGGCCTGTCAAGTTGTCAGGGGAGCCGGGCCTCGACGGCGACCGTTCCGGGGGCCATCTTGGGGACGGTTCCCTCCCCCGGAGTGTCGTCATGGTCGAGCTTACCGCGAAGCGTTGGAAGCTGCTCAAGGTCGCCGGCATCCTCACGATCCTGCTCGGCGTCGTGCTGCTCGTGGCCGGGATGGGCGAGGCGAGCATGGCCGCCGAGGGCGACGCCGCCTCCCCCTTGCTCACGGCCGGGATGCTCGCGGGACTCGTGGGCGTCGCCCTCTGGCTCACCGCCCGAGTACTCGCCTGGTGGCACCATGGGTAGGCGAGTCCTGATCGTGCTCCTCGGCCTGGTCGGGTGCCGTGGTCCGGCCGTGCTCGAGCCCGCCGCGCCGCCGGCTATGGAGCCGCCCTTCCAGCCCGGCCTGCGTTTCGTCGGGGCCTGCTCGCGCCCGGCGGTATGGTGGCTCCAACGGGATGGCGCTAACCTACCGCCGACGGGGATCTGGCTCTTCCAAGCCACGGACTCACTGGACTTCCCGGCGGTCCCCGGCACGAAGGAGATGGTGTGGTGGGAGCTGGACCCGAGCACCGCGCGCGCGCTCCAATACGGGATCGGCACCCTCGATAGCCTAGGGGTCGCCCGGGTCACCGCCGCCTGTGTCGCTGAGGATAGCCGTTAGAACACGCGCAGCGTGACGGCGACGCCGGCGCGTGGCTCGATCGCCGCCTGGGTGAGGGTCGGTGTGCTGCAGAGCCCGACGTAGCCGGTCGCCCGGATCCGCCAGAGGGTGAGCGCCGGGCCGGCGCCGGCGCAGAGCTCTCCCGGCAGCTCGTAGCGCGCGAACACTTCCCCCTGCAGCCGCGGCCGCCAGGACCAGGCGACCATGACCCCGGGCCGGGCCGCGAGCACGGCGCCGGCGGTGTCGGCCGCCGCACCGGTCAACGCGAGGGCGGCCCGGAGCTCCCGGACCTCTCCGTCCTTCGCCTCGAGCGCGCGGCCGGAATCGGCGAGCGCGCCGGCGAGCGTCCGGGCGAGGGCCTCGAGGGAGTCGATCGCGGCCGTGTCGGGGACGGTGGTGCGGATCGTCTGGATCCGGATCTCCACATCCGGCGGCGGGGGGCCGGCCCGCGCGGCAGCCGCCGCGGCCGCGGCCGCATCGGCCCGGGCCTCGTGCGCCGCCGCGAGCGTGCGGAGGGTCGCGACTGTCCCCTCCGCCCGCGTGGCCCGGTCCTCCCAGGCGGCGGTGGCGGCCCGGAGCACGAGATAGCACGTGCCGGCGCCCAGCACGGCGCCGACCAGGCCGGCCACGAGGAGACCACGGATCCGGGGGGCCACGGGGTCAGGGCGTCCCGGTCAGGTTCTCGACCCGGAGATAGATCCGTGCCTTCCCGACCTTCTCGACCCCGTCCGTCCAGGTCCACGTGACGAGCAGCTCGTGATCCTCCTGCGCGCCGCCGCCGAGGATCGCGTTGTCGGCCGGGTCGAGTGTGATCGCGCCGACGCCCGCCTCGGTGATATCGGCCAGGACGTCGACGGCTTCGCGCTCGTTGACGACCCGACCCGTGTCTTTCACGACGAGCGTGTACGTGCAGGCGTCGAGCGACGAGCCCGGGAGCGCGTCCCCGTTCTCGTCCTCGACCGTGAACCCCAGGACGGCGGTCGCGCCTTCGGCGAGCACGGAGCCCGCCGCCCGGAGGTCCGTTTCGAAAGGCTTGCCCATGGTCAGGTCGGGTCCCCGTACTCGAGGTCGTGCGCCGGCACCGTCACCGTGCCGCCCGACGTGAGCGCCTGGGACGTCACTTCGGTCACGCCCAGCAGCGTCGCCCCATCGTCATAGCTGAGGTGCGTCGCGGTCCCGCTCGTGTCGATCGGGACGTTCGCCTGCTGCGCGACGGTCGTCTTCCGGCCGGAGGTGTCCCCGTCCGCTTTCGAGAAGTCGCCGCCGTCGAGCGTGACGTCGGCCAGGGCCACCGCCGCGATGCCCGCGAAGTTGGCCGGCGCGGCCGAGCACACGACCTGCCGCGTCGCGGTCGCGAACTTGTCCAAGGCGGCGTCGGGCACGCTATCGTCGAGAAGCTTCGTCATCGGGCACCTCCCCGGCGCCCCTTCGGCGCCGCCGTGGCTTTGGTCGTCATCTTCGCCACCTCGAGCGTCTGCGGCCCGGGCTTCCGCTCGCCGGTCGGGACCTTCCCGGCCACGTCCGTGGCCCAGCCGCGGCCGCAGAGGGTCGCGCCGTAGGCATCGTCGACGGTCGCGACGTCGCCCTCAACCCAGACGTGCAGCACGCCGTCCGGGCCGACGTCGGAAATCCGCTGTTCGGTGATCTTGATCTGCATGGGGTCACTCCACGGTGATGGACGTGAGCCGCGGGCTCCGGAGTGTGACGTCCGCGAGCTGGGGCCCGGCAACCGCGACGGCCGCGAGCTGCGGCGCCGCGAGGGTAAAGTCGGTGAGGAGCGCGCGATCGAACCCCGCGGGCAGCACGAGGACGACCCCGTCCAGGACGA